CATTTGGATTACTCCAGAGTCCATATTGCCTGAACTCATTTTAAATTGGATAGCATTTACTGCACTTGTACTATTTACATATCCTTCAGTAAAACCATCTCTACTCATTGGTTCGGGGTCTTGACAATTACCTCTTGCTAAAAAATGTTTGACAAATGTTGTATTGCTAGGTTCGTAGAGGTGCATATAACCACTAACAGATTTATCATTACCATTCCCAGGCTCTTTAGCTAATATAGTTTGAAAATTAGTGCTTTGTGCTAAGTCTTGTCCAGCATCATATTCTAAAGCTGATTCACTATCAGATTGAGCGTGTTGTGCTTGAAAATAAGTTGAAGTAATATTTACTCCATAACTTGAACCAGCATTTGTACTAACTTGAAATTGTAAATTAGCACCATCTGTTGCTGGGTGAATATTATTAAAAAGAAATATATATTCTTTATAAGTACTTGTTAATCCTGATGTAAGTGAAACTGATGCACTAGAACTTGCAGTACTTGTTGATAATAAAACTAATCCACCAGCATTTGCATAACTATTATTATATTTGATTGCGTTATATACACTCATTACTTATCACGCAAAATCCAACCTTGCGTTGCATCAACATAGACTAAAGTAAAACCAGCTCTTTCAGTTGATACAGTAAGATTAGATGTTGCTCCTTGTATTTTATGACTATTTCTGCCAACAGTTAAATTGTTTGTATCAAAAGTTCCTGCGTAATCTATAATTGAAACTTCATTACCGATTGATGCTGATGATGGTAATGTTGCTGTAATAGTTCCTGATGTTGTGTTAACAAAATATCCTTCACCCGCTACCGCAGTAAAATCAGAAGTTTTTACTGCTTGCCATGATGTTCCACCACCTGATGCGTCTGCAAAAGATAAAACACCTGAACCATTAGTTTTTAAAATTTGATCTGCTGAACCATCTGCATTTGGAAATTGGATTCCATCTAAAACTAATTTACCTGAACCTTTAGGTGTTAATTTTAAATCTATATTTGTATCTCCACCTGTTGCTGATATTTCAGGTGCATTACTTGTTGAAGCATTTGTAATATCTAATTGATTTACTGCTGAAGCTGTTGTTTGAAAAACAATTTGTTCATTATTATTTTCGTCTAATATGCCGTGTGCATCATCTATTATAATATTTTGAGAATTAGTATCTAAGTTTCCACCTAATTGAGGAGAGGTATCATTAACTAAATCTGCTGTAACTGTACTGTCTAACCAATTAACTGTATTTGCTGAATGGTCTAAAGTTGCAAGAGATATATCTCCCGCCCCGTCATAATATTTGAGAGTAGGACTAGATGCTGATGTTGTGTCCAACCATATCGTTCCTGTTGTTGCAGAACTTGGTCTTGATGAACCTGAATTAGATGAATTGATTGCAGATAAAACATTATTAATGTCTGTTCTAACTGAAGGAAATGAATCGTTTGCTATATTGTAATCGTGTTGTGCCATATTTGGTTTATACCCCTTTTAAAAGCCTTTTGCAATAAAATCAAAAGTTCTTGAAACTGCTGAACCACTTGAATTTTTAAAGGTTACATTAAATCCATTAATTGTTTTACTTTCCACTAAAAAGAAATCTCCAGTTGCCATTCCTTGTCCAGTTATGCCTACAGCATAATTAACAGTTTTAAAAGGACTTGTAAATGTTACAGTTTTAGTTCCCGCACCTGAAGATATATCATTTCCACTAAAAATTCTATCAGGCATATCTATAGTTACAGTTACCGCAGTTACTCTAGGTGTAGAGGCTAAATCTCTTGAAATTAAAACAACTCTAAATTTAAAATATCTAGCAGTATAATCTCCAATAACAAAGTTTTGAAAAGATGTAAATGTAGAGTTATCGTCAGAAGTTGCTATTTGTAAAAATGCACTTGCATTAGCGGGTGTATCTCCATCAAAGTTAGATTTAGCGTCATCAAAATTTCCACTTTTATTATCAAATAAATCGTCAAGGTTATCTGAAGTTTGTGTCATTGATGCTGTAATTCTAGCAGTATGTTTAGCACCAATGTCAATTACATCTGCAAACTCATAATTACCACTTGAAAAAAAGTCAGCATTTGCAACGCCTGAATCAAAAAACCTAGTTGTTTCATCATCAAAGTCTCCTGAAGCACTATCAAATAATTCAGAAGAATCTAACTCGATAGCGTCATCAGTAATAACTGTGTTTGTTAAAGTTCCTGAAAAATTAGGGTGTTCTGATTGTGATGCAACAGCATTAAAATTAAGTGTGCTTGTTACATTTGAAATAACGGCAGTTGCGTTAGAACTAAAGTTTCCTAATTTATCTACCGCTTTAATTAAATATGTTCCCGCCCTTGCTGGTACTGAAATAGAAGTTGCTGGTCTTGATACTTTTTCTACTAAGGCTACTGAGTTTTGCCAATCAGCAGTTCCGTCTGTTTCTTCACTAAATCTTAAACTATAAAATGCTAAATCAAGATCAGATATTTGTGTCCAACCTAAATGTGCTTCTTGTCCTACGATATTACAAGCAAAATCTTCAACATCACTTGGCGGTTCTATTGCACCAACAATAGTTCTCGTAGCAGAGACATAACTTGATGATACTCCAAAACTATTAACTGCTTTTACTCTTACATTATAAATTTTTTGGTCTATTACATTTAAAACTCTATGGTTTAAGCCTGAACCTTGTGCGTATATAATAAAATTTGAATCTGTGCTTAGTTTATATTCTACTTGGTAGAAATCAACAAAACTATCAGGAGAAGCACCTATTGTTACATCTAATGCAACAATAACTGTTCCGTCATTATATTCAACTAATGTGTCTGTCAAAGTAACTGACGCTGGTGGTTGAATAGTAAAAGGATTCGGAAGTGTTGTACTAGGCGTTGAAGAAACTTGTGCTTTAGAAGCCCATGTGTAATGTGATGCTTGATATTCAACAAGTGAAAGACCCAATGAAAAATCCTCGTTAAATGAAATTGCTAAAACTCTAAATGCTTTTGCTGAGAAACCTAATGATGCGTGAGTTACATTTACAATATCTCCAATCGCTAAATCATATCCATCTCCACCTACATTAATATCTAATCTTAAAGATTCTCTTGATCTTCTTAAAATAATTTCTGCCATCTCCTCTGCCTGATACGGACTTGTAATTGTCTGAAGGTCAAATTTTCCTTCTAGTAAAAAACCACCATCAGCAGTTTTCATTGTTGCATGACGATCAGCACTAGTTAATCCTGAGTCATCAATAGGTGGAAATTGAACTTCATCTACTTGATAATTTCTTGCTGGATTTACAAATGATACAATAACTCTATTGTATTTATCATTTTTGTTTGGGCTATTTAATGTGTATCCGCCTACAATATCATCTTCAGTTAAAGTAATACTTGCAGAACCCGTTGTTTCAATAATTAATTTATATTTTCCTGATGTATAAGGTAAATAACCTCTACAACCTCTTAATAATATTCTTACATTTTCTATAATTTTTTTTGATGTGTCTAAAACAGCATTACAATCAAAAATATTTATATCTGACGCACCTGAATAGGGAGTAACTTGTGTAACAGCAACTTGTGAGGCATCATAAAAACTTTGTAAGTCTATGTCTGCTGTTGCTATACCTTTACCATATCTTTCGTTTCTTAAATAATCTAATAAGCAAAATGCTGGGTTAGATGAAAAACTTGCAGTTTGTTCCGCTAAGTTTGATGCTAATGTTACAACTTTTCTTCCTTGAACTACTGCTTGAACTTTAGGGATAGAACTAAAAGCATCTTGATTCCATGTAAATCTTAAAGCCAAATATGCTAAACCTGATAACTTATGATTACTACCCCATGATGATAAAGTTGATAATAAAGTTGAAGCGGATTGTCCGTCAGTTCCATAATGAGGTTCTACTGTAATTAAACTAGCACTATCTTTGAAAAAATTACTGTCGCCACTTCCAACAGTTCTTTGTGTATTATCCGCAAGATCGCCTGACCAAGTTACAGTTTTATCATCAACTCTAATTTCAGTTATGTCATTTATTTCTCCCTCACTTAAAATTATAGCCATATACAAATAAGTATTATCTGTGCCTGATGTTTCCATAAAAACTCTTGTTCCACCAACTAATCTAGTTCCATAAATAACGGGAATACTTGCGTCATTAGATTGTTTATTTACAAGAATACCTTTTTCAAAATCGTCAAAATCTGTTGTTCCAAAGTCAGGAATTTCAGGTGGTTTCGGTTTTAACCAAGATAATGCTTTACTTAAAATTTTTATTGGTGCTTTTAAAATTTTAGTAACAGACTTAAATACACTTCCAAAACCCATTATGCTCTACCCCATTTAATATCTTGTACTGTTTGACTTGAAAAATCCATACCAACATCTGTGCTAAAAAATCTTTGTTGTGATGTATTATTAGTTTTTCTGCCATTTGTTTTATCAAAGTCGGCCCAATGAGAAACTATTTGTAGTGCTACTGTACTATCGCTTCCTTTTTCTGATATAGAAAAAGTATCTATTTGACCAGAGTACAATAAAAAAGGGTCTGCAATTAAAGCATTACTATCGTCTAAAAAACCTCTAAAAATATCTACGCTATCATTTACAACATTTTCATTTAAACAAGTTGAAATAAATGTTTGATCTGCACCTGATAAAGTTAATGTTAAACTTGTTTTTGTAACATCTGTTTCTTCTGTAAAATTAGAAACACCTAATATAAAATCAGATGAGGAATAGGTAACACTTGAACCTGATACGGAACTTGTTAATGGAAATGAACAATCAGTAATATTAACAGCAGTACCAAAACCGATTGTGATAAGATGTACTGGTCTAATATCATCTGTTGCTAGTTCGTTTTTTATTGCTGTCGTTAGACTTCTCGTCATAATCTTCTATTGTCCTTCTTTTAACTTTAATATAATCTGATACGATATAATTTGCTTTATCTGATGGTTCTTCATATTTTCCTAAAGTATTAGTTTTAAAATCAACACCTTCTCCATCTATAACTTCTTCTGCAATCAAATCAACAGTAACCCAATGTTTTACTAAATATTTCATTATAGAGATTCCTCTACATCAAATTGAAATGAATATAAAACATTACCATCTTTATCTGAACCAACAGCACCAAAATCTTGAATATCTGATTTAAGATGAACTGTAAAAGGCACATTGTCATAAGTTACAACTGAATTGTCTGCAAGTGCAGTAGTTAAAGGTGGTTCAATAGTAACAGTAGCCGCATTAGAACTAGAAGTTACATCTGCAACTACCATATAAACTTTATTGTGCGAGGCGAATTTAATAAAGTCTCCCGTCTTAAATCGCCCAGCACCATCACCAGCAAATGCGTCCATTGCTATAGTTGTATCACCAACTGCGTGAACTCCGTTGACTAAAACTGTTCCCGTTTCGCTACCTCTAGCATCTTCTATTTCAGGCGGGATAATTGTAAAGTTTTCTTTCCCTGATCTTTGTTTAACTATAAAAGCCATAAGTTCTCCATAAATATCACTTCTTGTTCCAGTAATTATTTCAACTGAAAAAGCAAATCTTTGCCCGTCTATTTGTCTTGCTAATTTTTTACCACTATCAGATTTTGATATAATAGTTTGTTGAATTGATTTAATTCCCATTGTTGAGAATTTTGCATTTGATATAGGAAAAGCACCACTCATTATATTATATTATTTTCACCCCTTTCATTTACGGCTTGGTTAATAATATTAGATATTGTTCCTCTATTTTGCACTAGCATTTCTTCAAATCCAGTTGCGTCTAATGTTGAAATAGAAAAATTAACATTAACTGGGCCACCACCAGTTCCTCTTGCAGATTGTGTAATTTGTCCAGTTTGGTTAGGTACAAATAGTTCAGGGCCTCTTTCACCAACTACAATGGGTTTTCCTTTTGATACAGCACCACCTTTATTAAAGAATGGTATTCCACCGCCGCCGCCACCGCCGCCGCCCATAGCAAGTAATAAGGCTTGTAGTGCAACTTGTTTTTTTAATTCTGATGTTTTCTTTTTCATAACATTTAATTGTTTTAAATCTTGTTTTTCTAAATCAATTCCAAATAACTTTTGTATTGCTAATCTTATTCCTATCTCAATTAAAACTGAAAGAGTTTGTATTAAAATATCTTGAACTAATCTTTTAAATGATTTTTCTAAATCTTCTCCTAATATAATTGCTCTTGATAAAGCATTTGAGAATTTAGTAATACCAGCATTAAGTCCTTCTGCTATTATTTCTTTTATAAATGACATTTTATTTTGTAAATTACTTAATGCTTCATCATTTAATTGTTCAAATTTGTTTATTGCTACTTGTGTTGCATTAGGTAATTTTATTGCCATATCGTCTTCAATTTTTTTAAGTGCTTTAGAACCTTTTTCAAACGCATCTACGAATCCATCATTAGCATCTGCACCATTAACTAATTCTTGAAACTCAACATTTTTATCTATTGCTTCTGACATTGAGTCAGTAACTTTTTTAATTTGTTTGTCCAATACTGCAAAAGTTAAACCTACTGCGGTTACTGATGCTCCAACTAAACCTAATCCAACACCTGATAAAGCAACTATTCCCCTTAATCCAGCAAGAACAACAAATATTGCTTTTCCTAGTGATACCATAAAGAAAACTATTTTAACTGCTATAAGGGCTTTAAAAGCAAATATAACCGCATCAATATTATCTTTTAATATTTTTAAGAATCCAGCAATACCTTGAACGGCTTTTGCTAATACTGTTCCAAAACCTATTGCTATTCTGTCTATTTGTTCTGAGTTTCTTGCAAGTGTTTTATCTAAATTTCCAAATTGATTTTTAAGTTCTTGAAAGAAACCAGCATCTAATAATGTTTTCTTAAAAGCAAAAACTTTATCTCCAATCATTGATAAAGTTCCGCCTAATGTTCGTGCTAATTCATCTGTTGCATTACCAAATCTACCACCTTTGCCAAATACTTTTTCAAAGGCTAATGTTGTTTCTTCTATTGATACTGTCGCACCCGCTTGGAAACCAAGCATATTTCTAACACCTTTTTCTCTAAATAAATCTGCCGCACCAATACCAGCACTAAACGATCTTTGTATTTGTTCTGCTGCTGTTCTAAAATCTAAACCTGTAACTGCCGCAACATTACCTGTTATCTCTAACATCTTTTGTAGTTCTGTTGCGTTATCTGTAACTGTCGCTAATATACCTGAACCTGATTGTATTTCTTCAAGAGAAAATGGAACTTTAGAAGCAAATTTGACCATATTGTCAAATGCTTTTGCACCTTCATTGGTATCTTTTAATAAGAACTTTAATCTAACTTGTAAATTTTCTAATTCTCTACCCGTGCTTACAAGATTCCTAATAACTAAACCAGCACCTAAACCTAAAAAAGCATTTTGAAGATTAAAGACAGCACCTCTTACTTTTGCAAGACCACCTCTTAAAGTATTTAATGATTTTGTTGCTTTATCTCGTGCTACTATGTCTATATTAAGTCTTTGTGCCATTATCTTTTATACCTTTTTGCTTCCGCTAATGATGTTCTAGTTTTATACTCATCTTGTTCTTTTTTCAAGTAAGCAAGCCAAAGATTATAATGACTAACTGGCATTTCTAGGACTTGTTGGATTGTAATATGTAATCTGTCTGCTATGACTAACAGCGACCTTATTTCAGGGTCGCTATTTACTTTTTTTCGGCTTCCTCATAATTGGTATCTACAAGTATTCTATTAGCAACAGTTGCAATAACATTCGAGTCTGCTTTTTTTCTTAAAGAAAATTTATCTTCAGGTTGGAAAGCCTTAACAAGATCACCTTTATCATTTTTAACTTTAAGTTTCATTATTAGTAAATCAACAAGAACATTTAAGTCTTGAAAATTACTAGATTTTTTAAAAATAATATTTTTTTCTTCAAGGGTTAAAGGTTCAGAATAAAAAACAGATGAGTTACCATGTTCATCTTTCCATTCTTCCACTTCAATAGTAATAGTCTGTAAAGATTCAAAATGAGTTTTAACTCTATCTATAACTGACATATATTAATATTAAGCAGTACCTCTAGTCAAACTTCCCGTTCCTTGAAAAGTAACTGATCTAGTAGTTATTCCATCTAATGTAACATTGACACTCATTCCAGTAATAATTCCTGAGCCTGAAAAAATTTCATCTCCTGAACCATCTCCTTCAGGGCCTAATACAAAAGATATTGAAGTTCCAGCAGTTAAAGTTTGTTGTGGAGAATCAGTTTCATCATAACTCATTTCTAAACTTCCTGAGAATGATGTTCTTCCCGCTACAAACGATTTAGTTGCATCTGATAATTGAGTATCTTCTACAACATCAGCAGTTGTTTCAAGTGTGTAACCAGTAAGTTCTCCTATACCAGTTCCACCCGCTTTAACTACTCCTTCTTTTCCAAAGTGTGTTGCCATTTTTTATTGTCCTTTTTTGGTTTAACTTGTTTATCTTGTTCTTGCTTATATCCTAGTGCTATAAAATTATCAAGTTGGGTTTCGTTAATGATAACTTCATGCCCATCTTTATACAATTTAATATCTTTAGCCATAATAACTCCTTTTACTACTTATCTTCGTCCTCGTCAATTTGTTCTTCATCAAAATCTTCATCAAAATCTTCATCATCTAGGTTTTCTTCTTCTACTTGGTTTTCTCTTAATTCTTCAAGTAAGTCTTTAACTTCTTCACACATAAGACTCTCTTTGTCGTGTAATTTTTCTATTGCATCTATTTTCTTTTCAATTTTATTTATTATTTTTTCCATTTATTCTCCTTATGGTGTTCCTGATTGATATTCATACATACATCTGATCGTCATTCTTATACCACCAACGGGAAATAAAGAACCCTCATCAGTTTCGCAAGATACAACCATTGTATCTAATGCGTTATTGCTTCTAGTAATATCAGATTCTACAGCAGTTTCAATGGCCGTGATTAACTGATTTCTTAAAGTATCAATATTAGACTCAGCACCTTTAACAAATCCTGATATTATAAAATCAATAGTTCCGTGTCTTGTTCTTGCACCACTACCCAATTCAGAATCATCTCTAGTTTCTTCTGATGTTTGAACAATTACTGCTGGATATTGTTGTTCAGATAATTCGTCAATAGGAAAAGGTTGTCTTGTTGCTTTTTTAATTGTTATTGGACTACTTATACCTGAAATAGTTGATAATAAATTTGATGCTATATCTTCTCTTACACTCATATTTTCATATTCCTAAATTGTTTTTTTACAAACTTATTAAATGTATTCTGTATAATCTTTTCTGTTCTATCATTAAAGCCAAAAAATACTCTTTTAGGTTCGTTTAATACTTGGTTAAATAATGCTCTTTGTCTCATTTGTGCATTAGAAAAACCTAGTGATACTTTATGCTTACCAGTTTTTCTTACTGTTTTACCACTTGGTGTTAAAGCACTTAACATTCTACCAGAATAAAATAAATCTACTGCTGTTTTCTTACCTTCTCTATTTAATTTTTTTAAATAACTTGAACTATATGGTGCAAATTTTGTTGAGTTAACATCAATACCTCTTGCTGTTTTAGTTCTTATAATATCTAATAATTGAAAACCCGCTTGTAAGATTCCTTTGTCTATAATGCTTGGAAATTTAGATTTAAGTCTGTTAAATCTTTTTTCTATATGTTTTGCGTTTGTTTTAATCTTAACATCAAGGGCCATTATCTAACTAATCTTCTAGTTCCGTGTAAAGGTTCTCTCTCGTTCTTAACAATAGTTCCGTCTCCAGTAGTGTCATATTCTACACCATCTTCTAAAATGGAATCCCACTCTTTATTGTATTCTGACATATAATGTTCTGCCATTCTTTCAAATCTGTCTTTTTCTGTTTCAGGTCTAAATTTTGATAAAGCGGGACATAAGAATCTTCCAAGAAATAAATAAACACCAGCCCTTTCAAATTGGTCTAAATTAACTTTTGTGTTCACCATTTCATTTGTATTTAAAACTGTAATGTCCGTATAAACATTTGTTTTATAAACTGGCCACCACTCAATTCTTAATTGTCTTAAAATATCATTAGTTGTTTGTGCAAAAAAATTAGTTGCTTCTGCATCAGTTGAGGCAATACCAAAACCAAAAGCGTCAGGTTGATATTTAGTTACATCTCCAGCAACAATAACATTTGCACCAGTATAATTAGCCATATTATAATATCCAAATTAAAATAACTAAAGCAACTGCAACACCAATAGATATTTTTGGGTTTTGCTTTGCTAATGTTATGTATTTATCTAAGTTTTTCATTTTTTCTTCCTTGTTTTTCTTTTAGGTTTTAATTGAACTACTTTATCAGAAATATCTTTTGTAGTCGCTTTTTTTATTTGTTTATCTTTGACGGGTGAAAAACCATTTCTTGT